GCATAACAACTATTACCAGTAATCTTGTCAGCAATAGATCTTTCGTATGTTTGTCCCAAGAAATAAGACTTTAATTGATCAGACTCGGTATTAACTAAGGATGCGTTTGTCTTAGTTGGGTCTGTGTTTAAAACTTTTCTGATGTAGCTATTGGAACTTCTGTTAAAGTTAACAATTGATTCTTCCAATACTCCGACAGGATTGTCAGCATCAGTCGTAGCAAGAACGCCGCTGTTGTTAATAACCCTAACTTTAAATGAGAAGTTGCCATTACTGTCAAGAGACTTGACCAATGCATTGGACCCTGTTGCAATTGTTGCTCGGGAGTCATCGCCGCCAGTAATGGTAACAGCAGTCGTAACACCATCGGACACCTTTGAGTTAGCTGCCATTGTGACTGTAGTAGTGTTGCCTACCGAGCCAGAAGCGTCTACAAAGATGGATGCCAAATGAGTAGCTAACTGACCAGCAGTACCAGCGCCATAATCAGTAAGAGAGCCAGTGAAAGCTGTGATACCCTGTACACCACCTGTGCCTGATCCATTACCGCTTGTGGCTGCTGTAACTCTCGCATTGCTTGCGGCATTACCATTGATAGCGTCTCTAACTGCTGCCATAAGTTCGACATCACCTGCCGGGATGGTTGCGGATCCCAAACTATTAACACCAATACCAATTGTATCAACCCCGTCTCCACCTGTCCCATCTGTATCGGCACTAAATTTAATAGTTGTTGTCCCGGCTCCGCCAGCCGCTGAAGGCACACTAAATACAATCGTGTTTGTTGCCGCAACAGACCCGTTTGCTCCACTAAAGTTTAACATGGAAGCAGAGAATGCGGAAGTTGCTGGCTCGCCTTGACCTCTAACTGTACCGGAAAGGATTGGCGCACCATATCTTGTATAAATAACCGCTGCTAGTGATCCAGTTACTCTCTCTGGTGTCCCGGAAGGACCGAGGGTGCCTGCTGTACCAGAGTTGACCAAGAACAAACCATAAGCTCCTCCACCACCAGATGTGCTGCCGCCGCCGTTGGTTCCACCTTGCGAGGAATCTGCTGCGGTCCAACCTGCCTTAGAGGTATTTGTTCCTGTGTTTCTGTTGGATTGATCGCCCAAAAGCCTAATGAAAGTTAAAGGAGAGCTGTTTCTTAACCATGCCTGAGCTGCATACGCCGCAAAAGTAGGAGCTTTTGGAACTCCACTTCTCCACTGGTCGCTGGCTTCTTGCCCTGCGACTGGATCTCCGAAGAGAGTAACAAACTCCGAAAATGATTGGACTGTAGTTGGTATGAAAGCCGGTCCACGGCGGGATCTCCCTATGATAACTGGACCAATTGCGTCACTTATAGTTGGCAATTGTGAATTGTCAATTTCATTGATGAATACTCCCGGCGATACAAACTTAAAATTTTTCGCTGACATTAGTGTGTTCTCCTTTAAAACGTCTGATATAGATGACGATATTATTTCTTTAGTAAATAGTGCACCGTTTTATCAAAGTCCAAAATTATTCTCTGTACTTGTCGTCTACTCCCTTATTTTTATGGTTGTCGTTGCCCACAAGCGGATCGTCCCACAAAGCCCTCTCTCTGGGAATCCTAAATTGAACTGCATTTTCTCTTATAGAATATGTCGGTGTTGTGCTGTTTTCATCTCCTCCGCAGAAATATCCCAAAACTTCTATATTTACCTTAGTCTCAAACCTTCTCTCTTCATTATCCATGGAGGATAAATTGTTGGCTAAGTTGTATGTACCTTGAATAAATGCCTCATATTTATGGCTGTCGCGCTCTACTACAAAACTGTTGATTGTTCCCGGTCTAGTAACAAATGGTTGTAGAAGCTGATTCATCTGCTGCTGATATTCGGTTCTTAAGGTAATTTCATAATTAATCACGGAATAAACTATGGCAGGTATTGTTATGTATTCATATACAACTTTCTTTGTTGGATTCCTAACAAACCTTGGTCCTTCCCTGCCTCCATATCTTCTATTGGCATCGTTATTAGCAAACTCAGATGTCTTTTTCTGATTTATTTGTCTAGCGATCACTAAAGATCCGCCCTTCTCTTTTTGAGATTGTATTGGAAACTGATCTCCATAAAAGCGACCTCTTCGATTTAAATCTTTATTTATAGATGTTCTTTCAATTGTTATGGCAGGAAGTATAATTGTACCTTCATTGTCTCTATAGTCTGGGTTGTTTTTTATTTGGAAGGATCTTTCTGCCGAGGACCAAACAATGGGTACTTTTTCTTGCCCATCTTTTGATGTCACTTTTAAAGATAGTTTATCATTTATATAATCATAAATGGCGTAATCAACTGTTTCGATGGTAGATGGAGTAAAATCCAAATCCTGATCATAGTTGTTCCCTTCTTCCTCTGGTATACCTGTATAATTTGACATTTTTATTTCCTACAAAGCGTCGAACGTTCCCTTTCTAGCTCTAACGCAATTTGCCATGATTTCATATTTGTAATCAACTTGTCCAAAAAGTTGCTTGGGCTCATTTAAATCTAAAATCTCATAATGAAATTTACCGTACAACACAAAATCTCCCTCTCGGACAAACAAATTTTGATCTTCAGTTAATCTCCTCTTGTGAAAATATATTTTGATTCTCGACCTCTTGTCAACGCCAAGACTTGTTGTTGTTGTCTCTTGCCCCTCCCATCCAATCAAAGCATAAACTCTAACAGGTGGCAAAAACGTCTTCTTGATTGATTCACCGTAAAGGGAGTGGAAATTAGTTTTATCTAGACTTATGGGGTAGTAAAGCACAGTTTGACCGATGACGCGCTCTATGACTTCATCATTGATCTGCTTGACTAAATTTCTCTCTTTCTCCCCAGTAAATAAGGGTGGCGGAGGATTAGTTGGTTGTTCCCATTTGTTGTCTGCCATTTATTTTTATCCTACATAAAGTGAAGGGGGTACATTCTTTAATACATTCTGTGATGAATCGCTAATGTTGCTGTCTTTTTCTGCTAGCTTTTCATAAGTAAGCTCATCAAGCACAGTCTTTAATTCATCTCTTAAAAGGTTTTGCTGTTCTTTAGCCTCAGTTACCAAGGCGGGTCCATTTAAGGTCACACTCTCATTTGGAATTGGTATTGTAGCGAATTTACTCCTAACCAAGCCCAGCATTTCTTTAGACAATGCTAAAGCGAATCTTCTAATCCACTGCTTTCCTATTGAGTTAATTCTATCATATGGTATATTTTCAAATGGCAACGTGTTCATGTTGTTGATGCCTGCGGCTCCACCTTCTTTGCCCGCCTCCTCAGTCCATGGATCAGTATCAACTGAAAACTCAACCCAGAATTTATCTGGTGATGATTCAACGGGGGTTGGAAACAATCTTAATTTATTGTCCTTGATCTCAAATGAATAATGAGATGCCCTAGTGTATATCGCGTCTTCAAACGCCATTGCCTGTGATTTGTTTTGCCATGTGGGTATCAATTCAAAAGTGGAATCGTCTGAATATTGTCCATAATATGATAAGTTACCTACAGTATTTAAGCCTCCGTAGTATCCGTAAAATCTCCACATCGCTTGGGGAGTTTTGTAAAAAACTTTTCTAATTGTCACCCTCTTATCTCCTAATTTATTGAAGAAAGGAGAAGCGGTGTCAGTTGCAGCAGAACTGGAAATAATGTTTTGCAGGTCGTAATCTTGTTTGTCTACTACGGTATCGAAAGAAGCAGAATAGATTGGTGTTGCCCCACCTATCCCTGTTTGAGTTGAGACTGCATCGCCAACTCTCTGTGCGTATTGAAAGTCATACTTTGGATATTTTAATTCCACGGAAGATCCACTTAGGGAATGGGAGCCTGACAGTTGTCCGTCATTATCGAATGAGCCAGTATTGGCACCCAAGACACTACCCAAGACATTCTTGGCTTGATGTATATTGACAAGATAGGAGTATTCAAGGCATGCCTCTTCGTATGCAGCGTATACCTGATACTCGGTAATCTCAATATCGAGAATATCGCCGCCCATCTTCTTATAGACGTAAGCAACCTGATCTACTGCTCCAGTTACAAAACCCTGAAGGGCATGATGTGAAGAGGCATGGTCTGTATATACTCCGTATGGAAGAGGATTTGTGGAGCTATTAACATTATCAACATTGCCAGTTACAGGCAGTCTAGAGACACTCGTTGTGCTTGTTGGTGTTAAAGTTGGGTAAGCCATTCATTCATTCTCCTTGGTACAATCGTATCATAGTAATTAGTTGTGGAGTAAACTTAAAGCATAATAGAAATAAAAAAGCCCCGCCAAATTAATGACGAGGCTTCTTGCTTGTTTAGACTCAGCAGGAATTAACCGTTAAGATCTTCACAGATAACAAGACCATACATATCAGGTCTTACCATCTCTTTGGCGTAACGGGTCATAACACCCTTACGAGGTACGAAGTCCTCTACACCAAAGATAGTTGGAGTTACTTGGAGTGGGACATATGGGGCGTATACATATCCACTTTCGAGGAATGATCCACCTTTACGTCCAACAAGAAGAACGTTACGTGGGAAATAAGGATCCACATAAACGTCGAACTTCTTGCTCAAAGATCCAACATTAACTGCTCCAATAGAACCGTTACCATAATCGTTTCCAATGCTTGCACGGAAGCCAGCAGTGAACTCAAGAATGTTAGCTACTTCTGGTGAACAAACAACAAAGTTAGCTCCGCCGCGAAGTGTCTTTCTGTGGATTTGAGCCGAAACATCATTAACAGTTTCTGCGAGTGTTTCGTACCACTCGGAAACAGTACCAGTGAAGTCAGCACCCATCAAGGACTCATTGTCCAAGTTTCCGCCAATTTGTGATCCGTCAGTTCTGTTTAAGAACCTACCCGGACGACGAGACCAGTATTGTGTAGAAGCAGTAGCACCTTTGATAAGGTCCTCAAGAATCTCACGGTCAATCTCCAGAGCGATCTGCTCAGAAAGAATGCTTGTAAGTTCAACTTCTGCATCAAGGTTGTGATAAGCATTGAGATCTTGTCCCAATTCTGGTGTCCACTTAGCCTTGAGCTTTTTGGTCTTAGCAGTAACTGCGATAGAGTCAACTTTGATGTCGATCTCTGGAATGTCAACGCTATTCTCAAGGTCCCACTTAGGCTCACCGACAACAGAGCCAATTGCGCCACCCGCTTTGAACTCATCCGCAAGTGGATAAGTCAATGGGAAAGTGTCAGCGACAGCCTTGGCTGCGTTAACAAGCTCAGTGAGCCCCGCAGAAGTTCCCTTAAGGGATCCAGTTGCAGCATAAACAACTCTAAGCAGCATGCTTGTGTTTGTGCCATCGTACTTATCTCCAGAGGAGCCGGAGTGAAGCTTGGTCAAACGTCGAATTTGGAAACCAACCTCTTCATTGGTACCACCAGTGTGGATGAAAGGAAGTGATCCCGAAAATGCTACAAGGTTCAAATAATCCGCTTGGGAGTTATCCCCATTATCCACTAAAGTAACTGGGAAGGAAACAATTGCAGAGCCAGAAAGATCTGGGTCAAAGTCAACAGCCTTATCAACGTTGAAGTCTCCGGAGCCAACAATACCAGAAATAAGGGTAGCATCAGCCTTGGTCCAGTTACCAGAACCAGTTGGGCTAGCATAGCCGTTATTCAAGCTGTAAGGACCTTTTTCAAGGTTTCCATTTCCTCCTCCATCAAGGGAAACACCGTCGCGAAGACCTTTCGCAACAACTCCACCACCGTAAAGTGATTCATCCTTTGGATATCCAGCCTTTGGAGTATTGGATGTAAAATCCAAGAAGAAAATGAGTCCCGATGGGAGGCTCATTGGCTGAACGCTTACAAGATCATTGGCGATCAAATTACCGAATACACGGCGAACGATTGGGAATGCAACAGATGCAAAACCTTCAACATCACCAGCCGCCATGGCTGATGCTTCGCGGAGTAGCTCTTTTGCTTGGTTTTCAAGCAAACGTGCCATTCCGTCTTTTTTCTGGTCACTGTCAATGCCCTCAAGAAGTCCGGTCTTTTCCCACTTGTTAAGTAGGGCTGCACCTTCTTTCTGGAGGTCACGATTAACAATGCCTTCTGTTAATTTATCTAAAACTGACATAGTTTTATTTCTCCTTTAAAGTTAGTTTAATCCAGCTAATCTACGCATCCTATCGATACGAGGGTCTGCTGGGTTTTTAGCCTCTTTAGTTTGTGGTAATAAAGTAGATTTCCTACTAACCGCCTCGCTTAGTGTTTTCGGGGACTCTTTCTTGGTTCCGCTCACCGTGCTTTGAAGGGTTTCAAAGATTACCTTAGCTTCTTCCACAGACTTAGCATTTGAAATAGCTTCGACAAGTTTTGTTTTTTGTCGCCCATTCAACGAGTCGCTAGTCAATGCTTCGTTTGTGTAAAGTAGCTTTGCGTTCTGAACTGAGGTTTCGTTCAGAGCATTTTTTAATTTGAGAACAACGTCCTCAATGTGTTTGGTATTAGACTGAAGAGAGGAGAGGCTTTCTTGCAAATCTTTCTTTTCTTGTTTTAAAGTTTTTACAGATTCTCTAAGCTTTCCGACCTCTTTATCGATTTCGTCAGAGTCGTCCTCTTCGTCCATATGAGCATCAAGAGCCTTTGCTTCTTCGTATGCCTCGTGTTTTTGACTATCGGGCATGCCTAAATTGCCAGACTTTACAGGCTCAAAATCAAGTGTTAGCTTTTCTGCTAGTTTCTCTATCTCTTCCTCGTCTAAATTAATTTCTTCATCTTCAAATAAGTTAGCCAAATCAATCTCGTCTGCTTCTTGCAGCTCCTCTTCAGGCTTGTCTAGTTCTTCTTCGGCGAAATCATGTCGGTCTGTCATTTCTTCTGGGTCTAATCCATCCTCAGAAGCTAACTCTTGATCAATCATTTGTTCTAATTCTGCAAAGTCAAGCTCGACTGTTTCTTCCCCAACAGATGATGCATCGGTTACATCTGATGCTGCCATTGGAATATCACTGACCATGCTTGCTTCATCCTCATTGATAATCTCTTCTTGACTCAACATGGTATCAACAGCTTCTCTAATTTCTTGAGAATACTTTTCAATAATACTTGACTCTGCGCTTTTAATCGCGGCTTCTTTAAGCTCTTTAGCATCTACGATTGCTTGATCTAACATTGATGACATTATATAATCTCCTAATATTTGGTCGCAAATAGGCGTTTTGCGTCGTAGTAAATAGTTCTTTAAAGTTCAAAAATACAAAAAAATAACAACTTAGTTCATGAAATCACCAAGTTACCATCTTTATCCCAATAAAGATCGTTATGATCTTGCAAAAAACCCTCTATTGACATTAGATAAAAATCCATTTCATTTGGTTTTATTTTGCT